CCCGTCGCTGCCGCTCCTAAAGATCAGGTATAGCTTTGACCCGCCTGGCACTCTGTACGGGAAGTCAAAAGTAACAGCGTTCTCCGAAGTTGCAGCCAGAGTACGCGTTACCTCGTCCGTCATCGCATCCGCGTACTCACTCGCCGCCCAGTTAGGCTCGGGGGCCGCTGTTGGGGTGGGCGCTTCGGCCGCAGCTTTGTTCGGCGACTGAGGGACAGGGGAGCGCGTAACAGCCTCGTCACGGCCACATGACATAGCTACAACGACTACTATCAGAGCCAGCGCCATCCAGGCGACTACGCTTGTCTTCTTCGGCTGCTTTGCGCCGCAGTGAGGGCATGCCTCAGCCTTGGTTGATAAGTCGCCGCTGCATTCCTTGCACTTTTTGATACTCATCTCCAACTCCCTGCCCTTATAGTTTCGGCAGAGTATAGCCGATCACTCGCCGGGGGCGCTCTTTGCTATGGCGCCAAGCATTCCGAATGCCTGCTCAATCGTTCCTTCGACCTCTGGCGGACGATCAGAATACGGCGAGAAGTCTGCGATCTCGAACTTGCGGCCTTTCGGCCTGGACTCGAAGTAAACGCACAGCAGCCGGGATGCCGCCGTGTCTATGCGCATCCCGAGATTCAAGCTGCCGCGCCTCTCTCGATACCTTCGCCACAGCATGACCTCCTGATAGCTCAGTCGCTCTCGGGCTTCGGTAATGCTGCGCCCGCCGATTCCGTTGAGGACGAGCTCGCACCAGAACTCTTCTTCGCCGTCGACTTCTTCGTGACCGGCTTTCCCAGGCCGTTTACCTCCCCGATCACGTCAAGCAAGGCCATAGTCAGATCGCGGCTAAGCGGCCCGCGATCCGGATCCGCCTCGCCGGTCACATCCTCGGGAGTGAACACTGCCTTGCCTGTCTTGTCACAAATGGAGCTTGCAATGCGGGAAGCTACAACATCGCCATTGCTTCTGGTTGCGATGATATCGCCCACGGCAGAACTGTAGGACAGAGGGCGGACATACACAGTGGCAGTTATCTGATCGTCTCCCTGCTGCCATGTAATCTCACGCTCGACCGGGGCGCCGGTGAAGGCGCCCAGGTCTTTGAGACTGTTGATCGAAAGGTCCATGGTTACGCCTTAGGTGTCAGGGTGATAGCACCCGACATACGGATGCCGATGGACGAGTTGACCAGCGTGTTCGATCCGAAGCTGAACGGGAACGCCTGCAGGTAGCCGCTGAAGTTGAGCCAGCTGCGAGTGGTGGGCAGAACAAACTTGAGGTCGCCCAGCGTAGATGTACCGGCTGCGCCAGTTCCCGCGCCTGCGAAAGTTACGGACGGAGCAGTCACATAGCCAGAACCAGAGTTGGTGATGATGACTCCAGTGATGACGCCGCCAGCCGTGACAACAGTGCCGGTTGCGGTGGTTCCGCCTGCCGCTGGAGCGGCGAATGTAACGGTTGGTGTGCCGGTGTAGCCTGTGCCGCCTGCGGTGACTGTTACAGACTCTACGCCTTTGCCGACGCCAGGGGTGATGCCTGTACCGTCAGACCAGCCCAGCGCCCACTTCAAGGTGGTTCCGGCAGTCTTCAATTCGTAAAGACGGGTATGCGCGGCCATGCTCGGGTCAGTGTTGATGGTGAATGTGGCGGTGCCAGGCTCAGCCAGACCGGCCTTGAACTTGCGGTCCAGATCTTCGAGCGTGGTGTCGTCCAGTTCGGAGTTGGTGCTGTCGATGCCGTCAATACTGGTTACGGCTGCGACGAGCAGAACGGAATCATCAGCCGGGTCGATTGCGTACAGCTGGGTGCCTTGGGTCTTCATGCTCATTGGGTATTACTCCTGCGGGTTTTTCGGACATAAAAAAACCCGCACGCGGCGGGTTATTGGGGGTTGCTCTGGTTATCGTGGCGTCATCCATTCCACGTCGAACGAAAGTCGATATAGCTTTGTCTCGGTCTCCCGGCTTTCACCACGCCAGGCGACTATGTGGGCATGCGGCTCGATGGCGTCCCTGAGCGCCTTTGCTGCGGCGCGGGCGCTGCTGCCGGTGCTGGCGTATACGTCGATCTGTAGCGTGTAGCTGTCGAGGTCTGGCAAGTCGCCGAGATAGTTCTCGGGCTGGCCGTTGACTTGCTGCCATGCGCTGTACGGCAAAACGGAATTCTCGGGCGCCTCGCCGAATGGCCAGAAGCGCACAGGGTTAGTGCCGAGCAATGCAGTGACTTCGGCATTGGCGGCAACGGTCTGGAATATAGGTGCGAACATTTCAGCTCCTGGCCTTGTTGGCTTTCTTGATGGCGCGGGTCAATGCCTTGTCGTATTGGGTCAGGAACTCGTTGGTGATTTCGTTGATGCTGTTTTCCATTGCCGGGCGCAGGTACGGCTGCGCTCTGGCCTTGGACGTGCCGAGCTCTACCAGCATGGCGTGCGGGGTTGCGCCCCCCACTCCGGTGTCCGGGTTGCCTGGCTGCAGGTTTCGAGTACTGCCTGTCAGCACGCCAACGCGAAAGCCGAGATCCCCGGTACGCTTGAACAGCTTGCCATTCCAGCGCGCCGCTATGTTGTCGGCAATGGACCGCCCTGTGTCTGCGTCGTCGATTCGCTGGGCATTGGCCTTGGCCTTGGTCACCACTACCTGAGCCGCCTTTCTGAGTGCGAACCTGCCGCCCTTGCGCTTCACGTCATAGGTCACGGCCTCCAGCTTGCCCAAAAGCTCATCGATGCCAGTCAGGGAGAATTCAACACCATCAGCCATCATTGACTCCTCGCAGTAGCAAACGACAGCGATAGCTGCCGAGGGTCTTGTGAAACTATCTGCTGTATGACAGATGCGGCCTGTGCCGGCGCAACCTTAAACCATTCAGTCGCACCATCAAACCCAGTTAAACCAGCACTGTAGGAGGCGAGCGCCAGGTGCGCCGCAAACTCAGCCTGCTGTGCCTGGGGGAAGCTTGGCATTTGCCATGTTTTTAGGAGTTTTGCTTTATGCTTTCCGCGCCTGTTTAATTGGGCGAGCCTTGATTCTGGCTTTATCGAAACCCCGACCTTCACGAAACTGTCCATCTTCATCAGATAAATACTTGCAGGCTGGTCTCTACTCCAAAAGCACTTCGGGCATCCATAGCCCCGACTATGAGCGCCCGCCTCTTGCTCAAAAAGTCCATGGTCCTTGCAGATTATCTTTACCTTGCCTTTGTTTCGCCTGTATTTGACTTCCGAATAGTCGTATCTCTCCCCATGGCGCGCCTTTGCTTTCTCTATCCATTGGATTCGAGTCAAGCAAAAGTTGCCAGCGCATAACTGGCACCCCTGAGGCACCAAATGATTGTTTGGTGTTTGAAGAAAATACCCGTGCTCGGGACACTTTATTTTTACCTTGGTCTTTGCATTAACATACTCGACCTCGGAATAGTCGTATTTGTCGCCATGAATAGCTCTTGCCAAGGAGACCCACTTAGCCTTGGTGTGTTTTTTCTTGCCTGAACAATCAGGGCAGCCTGTCTTTCCGTGAATATGATTGCTGGGCGAAGAATAGAAATCGCCGTGCATCTCACAGGTTATGCACGTTGGCGTGGAGCCATTTACATACTCGGACTTTTCGTAGCCATATTTTTCGCCATGGACTTCCTTGGCGTGCCGTATAAAGTCCGCGGTCGATATTACCCCGCGACCCGCACAATGCGCGCACCCTTGGCCGTATAGGTGCGCCCCGGGCTTCTGAAAAAACACACCGTGGTCAGGGCACGCTATCTTTACTTTCTTTGAGCGAGACTCATAGGCCAGGTCTTTATAGTCGTATTTGTCGCCGTGGACTTCCTTGGCCTTTCTGATGAACTGCTCTGTGGTAAGCCTAACGTTGCCGCTACAGGCCGGACAGCCATCACCCCTTGAGTGATTCTCCGCTATTTGATCGAAGTCTCCGTGTTCTCGGCATGTAATGACCACCCTGCACTTTCGGCCCACATAGACGCAGCGCTCATAGCTGTATCTGTTTTCATGAACCCGGCGCGCCCGATCTATCCACTGCTCGCTACTTAGCACCGCCTTACCGGAACACTTGGGGCACTTATGACCCCTCAAGTGAGTCCCGGCAACCTGGCCAAACAGCCCATGCACTCTGCACTTAATGAGTATCTTGCTGGTGCTGTTTCGATAAATTGACTGAGAATAATCGTACTCATCGCCATGGGCGGCTTTGGCGCGATCAAAAAACTCTCGACTGGTTAGAGGTCTTGGCATCTTACACACTCCATCAAAGTGCTCATCGTTAGGGTGTGCGGCAGGCAGTGATGAACTGCTTTTCGACTGGCCGGTCTAGCCGCACCCTTCAATACTACTAGCTATCAACCTTCATTGACACCTTTACTGCATGGCAGTGTCAGCCATTCAAGCCCGCTATTTGGATCGCTCAGTACGCCCAGAATGTTATATATCTCGCCCCTATGGATTATGCGCATTGAGGCGCTCACTCCGGCGCGGAACCTAATTGTTATGCGGGCGGCTATCTCCGCCTGAACTGCATGAGAAGCTATATAGTCCTTGACCGACAGCGGCTCAACGGACGCAGGTACCTTGTCCCATACCGTCGCCCAGCCCTGGACCATTTCACCGGTCACAGGGTCTTGCGTTGTACCGGGTGACTGGAATGTGACGCGGTGGCGTAGTTTTCCGGCGTTCATAGGTGAGCCCACTTATGCGGCATCCAAAGCGCTTTAGTGGCCATAGGCAGCTCAGATGCGGCACCTACGGTTACAGACTCTCTGTTCGCGTACCAGTGACCGATCAGCAGTAGCGCGCCCTGCTCGACGCTCTTAGTGATATTCATGGCATTTTCTGGAGGGTCCGGAAGCGG